CCTTATCTATTCCACCACCCTGATCGTTCTGATCTTGCCGGGCGTGTGCGTTATGATGCCATCCTCGATCAACTTGTCTAGCTGAAACCTGACGGCGGTTCTTGATCGACCCACAGCATAGGCTATTTCATCCACTGTCGGGCCGTAGCCGTTGTAATGGTGGTAAGCGGCCACCGCGTTGACAATCGGCTTCCACGAGCTTTCTCGGCGCTTTGGTGGCATCAGTCAATCTCCTTTAGCGTTAGGGTTTTCTGCCGCATGACAGTCTCAGGCTTGGCGGGCACGACCTTCTCAGGCTGCGCCCGCATCTTGCGTGTCGGCCACTTGACCTGCACCCGGCGATTGCCGACTGACGCAAAGGCTGTGTCGTGACTGCCCATCTTGTCCATCAAAGCGGCAGTGGCAATGTCGATCTCGCGCTCGGCCATCGCCTTGTTGGCCTTGGCCGCCATCAAATGATCAACCCACAGTGCATCGTCACCCTCAAGCTCCAATGGCGATGCGTCTGCATCGACCCGGCCATACGCCGCCACGCCATCAGCCGGTGACACGACCGGGTATTTGTCCATATTTTTTCGGCGATTTTCAAAATCAATAACCGCCTCGCGGATGCGGCGCTGCACAACCTCATCAGCCTGATAAACAAACAGCCGCAGCGTTATGCTTTGGTACAGCACTGCAACGCATCCCCACTTGTATCCGGTACAAGCAAGCTGGGACTGCAATTGCAGCGCGCCACGGTGTGGTGCCGGTATTTCCTCTGGCCGTGCTGACGTTAGCTTGGCTTCAAGGACGCCGATGCCCTCAATGTCAATAGCCCCGCCTTGAGGCACATAGATGCCCTTATCCCAGTTGGCTATGACTGAGCCTTTGCCAACGCCAGTACCATCTAGGCTGGCGGCCAGCGGCAAGAAATCATGCTGGTATGGCACGGTGATGTCTAGTTCGGCGTTGGTCAGGCCAAGCCTCTCAACAGCCTTTTGCAATATGAACGGCTCAAAGTAATCGCCCAGTTCCATAGGCTCATTTTGTGGTATCCACTTTGGCGGGTTGCCCTCATCAATGCTGATCATTGCCTCAAGCAATTCGTTTCGCGTTTCCCACGGTGATGCGTTCAACAGCGCAGCCGTCTTGCTGGCTGAAAGCTGATTATCTGGTGTAAGTTTCCCGACCATTATACTGTCTCCCAGTTGTTGTTTTTGCTTAAATTGTCTCTTGCAAGGATTACTCGCAAATTTTCAGCGACGTGAAGCCCGCAGATGTTTTTGCCTTGCAGTGGTACAATGTGATCAACGTGATGCGGCAACCCAGTCAATTTGTTCATGCAATTGCGTTCTTTGTATTTTAGAAGGATGGCGTCTTTGTCAGCCCATTTTGGAATTGCTTGCAACATTGCTGCCCTTCTTGCCGCTCTGTGATGCGCCCGAATGTTTGGGTTTTCTTTAGCCCACTGCAAAGCTTTAGCATTTTTTTCGTCTCTGTTGATGCTATGATGTTGGCGCGTCCTAATTAAAACCTTTTTGGCATTTTCAGAATAATACCTTACAGCTTTCAACCTGTCGCACTCTTTGCATTGCCCGCTTGATAAAAGCCTTTCATCAATGTGGCCGTGAATACAAGGCTTGCCAGTGAAATACCGAACCAGCCCCTGCTCAATCGCCTCTTGGCGTGTAATAATATCCATCAGTTTGCACCCCCAAAACGAGCCATCAAATACCAGAAATTCCAGTCGGTGATGGCGTTAGTAAAAAACGTGATTACAAATGCTGTAACAAACAGCATCCCGATTGTATCTTTAACCATTAGTTTGCCCCTTTCTGCTAAACGTGCCGAAGCGCACACTTTCCTTTTTCTTGCGCCAAGCCTTCTGGCTGCGTGTCATAGGTGGCTCGCCAAGGTTTAGCCCGGACGAACCGCCGAGTTTGTTTTCAAAGGTAAATGGATCAGCCTTTTTAAAGCTGCCCAGCAAATCCGCAGATTGCGCCTGCGGGTCATCATCAAACCCCATTAGTTTGCTCCCATTATGTTGCGCACGCTGGATGCGTGCCAGTTGCCACCGAGTGCGGTGGGTATGCCAGCTTCATTGAGCTTGGCGGCGATGGTGCGTAGTGAGGCACCAGCCTCACGCAGCACCGAGACGATAGGCATAGCCTGCTTGGCGGCGACATTGGTACGCGCCACGCGCTTGGCCGCTGACGCCCGGCCAGCAGCGGCAGGGTCAGCAGAGCCGAGCTTGACACCGCGAGCCTTGGCGGCAGCCAGTGCGGCCTTGGTGCGCTCGGAAATCTTGCGGCCTTCCCACTCCGCAAAGACAGCGGCCATTTGCAAGAAGGTGCGGTCAGCCTCTGGCATGTCAGCGCAGAGGATCGGCACGTTAGCCTCAAGCAGGCCGGTGATGAAATGCACGTTACGCGCCAGCCGGTCGAGCTTCGCAATCAACAGCGTTGCGCCAGTGCGCTTGGCCTCGGCCAGTGCGGCGGCTAGTTCCGGGCGCTGGCTTTTCTTGCCGCTCTCGACCTCGGTGTACTCGGCGGCGATGTTGTAACCGGCAACGGCTGCGCGTTGCGCCTCAAGGCCAAGGCCGGACTGGCCCTGACGCTGAGTTGATACCCGGTAATAAGCTATGTATGTGGTCATTATGCTACTCCCTCTGGCATGACAATCTCTGCGTTATATAAAGCAGCAACGCGCTTGGCCTCTGATTTGGCTTTGCGGCGCGAAACATTGAAAGCCTTGCCCACTGGCATACCGCTGCCGTTTCTGTCCCAAGATACCAAATCAACATTGTATGTATCGCCTGACCAATGCCTTGTAATTCTCACCTCAAACATTCTTATCTCCCTTTGATTACTAGTGACTAATAACTATTTAACAATTCTATAGATGTGTTACAAGTGTTATTAGCAATTTTTATTGAAAAAAATGACAAACCATTGAAAAGGTTAAATAAATGGCCGGGATAAAAAACCAAATGTTAAGGCTGCGCAGTGACACAGTTGACAAATTAAAGATTGTTCTGGACACATCAGCGCACCGTTCTATGTCTGCGCTCGCCGATGAGGTACTCGACAAGGGATTGACCCGGATGATGATGGAGCAAGACACCGGCAAGGCGGCAGAGACTATGCGCTCGCTAGTCAACCGCAATGGTTAATAGCAGGAATAAGGGTGCCAGCTTTGAGCGTGAGCTTGCAAAGCTGTTGCATGAAGAGCTTGGCCTAACGTTCAAGCGCGACATAGAACAGTATCGCGCTGCCGATCACGGCGACCTGATCTGCGTTGAGATGCCTGACTTCCCCTTCTCAATTGAGGCGAAAAGGTATCGCGCAGGATTTGGCATCCAGCCCGCTTGGTGGGATCAGTGTTGCGCTAGTGCATTGGCGACACACAAGTTGCCCTTGCTAGTTTTTAAATACGACCGCTTGCCTATTCGCTGGCGCTTCCCAGTCGCGGCTATTGTTGGTATGGCTGATTTTGAGCCAAGCGGTGATATAGCCGAGCAATATGATTGGCGGTACGCAATGGAGTGCGACACGATGACGGCGATGATGATTATCAGGGAACACCTCGCTGATGGCTAGGCCAATGTATGAAACCGAGGCCGACCGCAAAAAGGAACAGGCACTGGCTGACGCTTTTAAGCAGCACGGTTATGATTTCTATAAGCTGCCAATACAATATCGCCTCGATTTTGTGGTGTTTAAGGACAACCAAGCCAAGGCATTTATTGAGGTGAAGCATCGCAACGTAAAACTGTTTCAGTACGACACGGCGATGATCAGCCTGTCGAAAGTAATACAAGCCCGGCTGCTAACGCAGCACACCGGCTTGCCAGCATATTTGCTGAACGTATATAAGGATAACATCGCCCGGTTTGATTTTGCGGGCGATTACACATTGGGTAAGGGCGGAAGGTTTGATCGTGGCGATAGCCAAGACGCAGACATTTGCGCCTATTTCCCGATCCAAGCCGCACTGGTCGTGCGGTAGTTCTAAAGTTTAGGAGTTTAAAATG